CAGTGCCTGCAGACTCGGCGATGGCGATGGCCTTGAGCGAGATGCCCGCCCAGCCGTCGAGCGCCGCCTTGGCCATCAGGAAGAGCTCCGAGCCCGCGCCGAAGTACGTGCGCGCGTCGTCCTCCGAGAAGATGTCGTACTCGGTCAGCGGCAGCGCCGAGCCGCTCGCGGTCATGTTGCCGAACAGCACGACGTGGCGCGTGACGCCGCCTGCCGAGCGCACGCCGACGCCGAGCGAGACGAGCGTGTACGTGCCTGGCACGCGGTTGGAGTCGCTGATGATGCTCTGCAGGGCCATGGGTCAACGCTCCAGTTCTGCGTCGTCAGACGCGGGCGGCGGCTCGGGGGGCAGCTCGTTGTCGATGCCGGGGCGCGTCGGCAGGTTGACGCCGATGGGCGGCAGCTCCTCGGGCAGCTCGGGGTAAGGCAGCTCGTTGTCGGGGCCGGGCGACTCAGGCAGCGTGCTGCCCCCTGGCGGGCGCTCGGGGCGCGGCAGCTCGTTGCCGGGGCGCGGCCCTTCCGGCAGCGTGCTGCCGATAGGCGGCAGGCCAGGGCGCGGCAGCTCGTTGTCGGGCGCAGGCCCCTCGGGCAGCGTCGAGCCGATGGGCGGACGCTCAGGCGGCAGCGTGTTGTCGATGCCGGGCGTCGGCAGCGTGCCGCCGATGGGGCGCTCGCTGTCGGGGTCGGGCTCGGGCTCGGGGCCAGGTAGCGCCTCGCCCGTCGCGTCGTCGAGGTCGCCGCACGACAGCGCCTTGCGGTAGTAGATCGTGTTGGGCACGTCGACGGGCGCCTCGCTCATCGACAGCTTCACGACGCCGTCAATCTCGTGGTCGTACGCCTCGCCGGCAGGCGCGGTCGACCAGCCGACGTAGCCGCGATGCGCGTCGCCCTCCCACTGCAGCAAGCGCCCTTCGACGGCGCGGACTCTGAGCGTATCGGTCATGGCTTGAGGCTCCAGTCATCAGGCGGTGGAAAGTCTTTTCCGGGCGGTACGCCCGCAGGCAGCACGGCGCGCGCGTGCACGTCGGCCTCGGTCTCCGTGTCGACAGGACGGTCGGTGAAGAGCAGCGCGTCGAAGCTCAGCGCCGGGTAGAACGGGCCCTGGTCGATGTCGTTCGCATCGCGCCAGACCACGTCGATCTCCGACACGAAGCCGGGGAAGGTCTGCTGACCTGCCTCGATGAACGCCTCGCGCTTGATGGCGGTCGACAGGTCGATGCGCACGACGCCCGCCTCGAGCAGCACGTCGCCGCCGTCCGCGTGCGCCGGGTGGTAGCCGCGCTTGAGCGCGCGCAGCATCGAGTGCCAGACGCGGTCGAGCAGCGGCCAGCGCACGTCGAGCTGCTCGCGCCCCGCGGCCGGCGTCGCGTACACGAACTGCAGCGTGCTCGTGTGATTGACCCACTGCACGGTCTGCTGGCTCGAGCGCGACCGGACGCGGTAGCAGTGCAGCGCCGGCAGCGCGCCCGCGCCGACCATGGTCAGCGTGAACGGCACGTGCGACGTCGTGCTGACGGCGTTCTCGACAGGCACGCCGGCTGCGGCCATGTCGATCGCGAGGTCGGCGTTGATGGCGTCGTAGAGCAGCGCCAGGATGGGCGTGACGAGCGGGTCGGGAATGACGTCGAGCGCGTTATCGGCCACGTGTCACCTCCGCTCGAATGGGAAGGTGGAGCCGCCGACCGCGCCGCCGCCGCCGCTTGCGGGCGTGAAGCGTCCGTGAATCGCGCCGAGGTACTCGCGCTCGTAGTTGCGCGCGAGCGTGTGGTTGCGGTCGTCCTGCGCGGCCATCGCCGCGAAGTAGATCTTGCTGAGCGCCCGGTAGCAGACGGCGAGCTTGAGCTCGACCGGGTTGGCGAGGTCGGTCTCGTGCAAGGGCGGCGCGCGCGAGGCGAGCGCTGCGATGGCGTCGTCGAGCGCGGCCTGGCGGAAGACGTCGCGCGTCGGCTGGTCCTTGTTGATGCGGTTGAGCTCGGACAGCCCGCCGACCTGGTTGGCGAGGTCCGTGTCGGTGCAGATGCTGTCGACCGCGAGCGCCATCAGCGAACCTCGAAGCCGCAGTCTTTGAAGGCGCGGCCCATCGCGCTCTCGAGGATGTCGCCGTCCTCGGCATCGATGGCATCGCGGATGAAGCGCTTTTCCGTGACGCCGGTGCGCGTGCCGAACTCTTGCGCCAGGCCGTAGAGGTAGCCGTCTTCGCTCGTCGCGGCGAAGCTGACGACGCCGAACATCTCGCCGTTGCCAGTCACCGTCACGCCGTCTGACTGGATGGAGTTGCGTAGCGCCGCCGTGCGGTCGGTGAACGTCGTCGTCAGCTTCGCGTGCGCTGCGATGCTCTCGAGCGTCAGGTCAAGGCCCTGCTCGAGCCGCACGCGCATCGCGCCCTCGAGCTGCGCAAACGCAGCATGGAAGGCGTCGAAGTCGGCGACGATGCTGATCACTTCTTGCCGCCCTTGCCCTTGAGCTTCTCGCTCCAGCTGGGCGCGCGCTCTCGAGCAGCGGGCGGCGGCTCGGGCGTGGGCAGCGCTTGACCGCCCTCGGGCAGCGTGGGCAGCGTGCCGCCCTCGGGTCGCGTGGGCAGGTTGACGCCGACAGGCGGGCGCCCTGGCACCGTGTTGTCGATGCCGGGCTGCTCGCCAGGCAGCTCCTGGCCAGCCTCGGGGATGGCCGGCAGGTTGCCGCCTTCGGGGCGCTCGGGCAGGTTGACGCCGATGGGCGGCAGCTCGTCCGGCAGTTCGGGACGCGGCAGCTCGTTGTCGGGGCGCGGCCCTTCGGGCAGCGTCACGCCGATAGGCGGACGCTCGGGCGGCAGGGCGTTGTCGATGCCGGGCTGCTCGCCAGGTAGCTCGTTGTCGACGCCAGGGCGCGTCGGCAGCGTCGTGCCTACGGGCGGCACTTCGGGCGGCAGCGTGTTGTCGATGCCGGGCTGTTCTCCCGGCAGCTCGTTGTCGATGCCGGGGATGGCGGGCAGCGTGCCGCCCGTGGGCGCGTTCGGGTCGGTCTCGCCCTCGCCCTTGAGCTTGCTGGTGTCGCCGAGCTCGAGCGGCTCGCCCTCGACGCGCAGCGCGCCGAGCACGGCGTGCGCGCAGATGAACTTGCGCAGGCACCGGACGTCGACCGAGCGCGTGGCCACGCCCTGCTCGAAATAGGTGCCGCCGTGCTCGCCCTCGAGCGTCTCCGAGAGCGCGAACAGCCAGCGGTCCGTGTACAGGGTCGCCGGCTCGTAGGGTACGTCGTCGATCGAGAGTGCCATGGGCGTCGAGCTCCAGCCGCGCGAGCGAGCGCAGCGCTACGGGTTGGTCAAGCGGTCTTGAGCTCGGAGGCGCGCGCGATCGCGTACTCGCTGCCGACCGCGAGCGAGCCGTACCACTCGACGCGCGTGCGGAAGCCGGCCTTGCTCTCGAGCTGGCCGATGTCGTACATCTTGACGCCGCCGATGACTGCGTCGTACGGCGTCAGGTTCGCAAGCGCCTGCTCGCCCTGCTGCTGCACGCCGAAGTACAGGCCCGTCTCCGCTTCGAGGCTCGCCAGGTACACGCTGGACAGCGTGGTGCTCGCGCCCTTGACCTCGTTGCTCGGCACGTCGTCGACCTGGAAGATCGGATAGCCGTTGTACTGCGGCACGAGCACCTGCGCGGGCTGGCCGTTCATGCCCAGCACCGGGATGGCGAGCATCTCGGGCGTCATGCCGCCCGAGGCCGAGCGAGACAGCGCCATGAACTTGCGCTTGAGCTTGGCGTTCATGAAGAACGCCGCCTGCTCGCGGTGCTTGAGCTTCTCGAAGATGAGCTGGTCGAGCGTGTCGAAGCTCAGCGCGTCGCCGTCCACGCCGGCCACCGACGACGGCACGGTCTGCGACGGCGGAACGAGCTTGGGCAGCCCGTCGAACTCGTGCGTGGTCGTGTTGAACGTGACCGAGGTGATGCCGTCCGCAGTCGCCGAGGCGACCGTGATGTTGACGACGATCTTCTTGTTCGGATTGTCGGACGCGAGCACGACGTTGGTGCTGTTCGCAGTGACCGCGACGGGCGTGCCGAACGTGCGATCGCCGGGCGCGCGGTAGCTCCAGAACGTGCCGGCGTGCGTGTACTTGATGTCGCCCGGTCCAAAGCGCGCCGAGTCCGTGTGCGCGCTGGCGCTGACGAACACGAGCGCGAGAGCCGGGTTCACGGCCGCGCCCGAGAAGGTCGCGCTCGTGACGTAGCCGCCGCCGAACATCCGGTCCTGCAGCTTCATGCCGAGGGCCTTGAGCTTCTGCTTGAGCTGGATGGCGCGCGGGTCGCCGTTCGGGTCGGTCTGGTTGAGGACCGTGTTGAGCACGTCGACGTCGGTCTCGATGAGCCGCATCGGAACGGTCACATCGTCGAACGTCGCCGACGACTCGACGGTGACGGGGTTGGCAGGGTCGACGAACTCGATCGTGGGCAGCGCCTTCTCACGAGCGTACGTCCACGCGGAGCCTGTCTTCGGCACGAACTGCATGCGCGAGAAGAGCTCGTTGGTGACCGCGATGCCGAGGAACACGCCGCGAGTGAGCGGGTTGCGGGCGATCTTCGCCGCCTCGTAGAGGGTGAATGCCATGGCGGGTGAATCTCCTGTCTGAGTGTTTCTGCCCGCCTGCAATCACGCGGGTCTGGTTACGAGGACTTTTGTGCTTGTGCGCTGAGACCTGCCGAGAGCAGGCCGTCGAGGTTGGCGATGGTGTCGACGGTCTGCGGACCGCCGTTGCCGTTGAGCGGCGAGCGCGGCGAGTTGCTGCCGCCGTCCTGCTTGCCGGCGAAGTAGGGGTTGTCGACGAGGTACTGCTTGGCCGCCTCGGCGAGCTTGGTGAAGCTCTTGCCGCCGACTGCCACGGACTTGGGCTCGAGGTTGTCGTCGAGCTCGATCTGCGCCTCGCTCAGGAACGTGAGCGTCGCGGCCTTGCTCGCGCCCTTGGCGATGCCGGCGTCGGACAGCGCGCTCGAGACCAGGTGACGCTGCACGTAGCCCCGGTGCGCGTCGGCGGCCTTGGCGGCGTTCTGCTCGGCGGCGGCGACCTTCGCGGCCCACTCGGCCTCGAGCTGCTTTTGCTTGTCGGTCGACTTCTGCAGGTTGTGCTGGAGCTTCTCGAGCTCGCTCTTGCCCTTGAGCTTCTCCTGCTCGAGCTGCTCCTCGCGCGCGGCGTCCGCCTCGGCCAGGCGGGCCTTGATGCTGTCGAGGTCGGCGAGCGCAGCGGCCTGCGCATCGAGCTGCACCTTGAGCTTGCCGACACGCTCCTGGACGATCGCGTTGAGCTCCTCTTGCGAGAACGTCTTGCCGCCGCCTGGCGCGGGGTCGCCGTCCGGCGAGCGCAGCACGCCGGGCAGCGCAAACCAGGGCAGGGCGTTGCAGACGGTCGCGCTACGGGCGACGGGCTCGCGCATGCGCAGCGGGTCGAACGCCTCGCGCTCGAAGGCGCTGGCGGCGAACGCGTGACTGCGGGCGTGCTTGGTGGGCGTGGTCATGGTGGTCTCTCGTCTCCCCGGCAGCGCCGGTGTTCCCCGATTGACAGCACGCGCTGACGCAGCCCAACGGGTCGGAGCTGCAGCGCTGGGGCGGATGCTTTCACAGCACCGCCAAGATCAATCACAATGGCCCCCGGGCAGGGGCCGAGCCCGGGCGCCTAGCGGGGCCTGCGCGGCGCCTGGCGGCCTCGGCGCGCCGCGCAGTACGCCCAGGCGTCGACGCAGAGCTCGAGCGCCCAGAAGAGCGCGCAGGCGGGCCAGTAGCGCGACTCGACGTGCGCCCAGCCGTACGCGATGAGCGCAGCGACCAGCAGGTCGAGCGCGAGCAGCGTCACGGCGCAGCCGGGGAGGGCGCGAGCGACAGCAGCGTGAAGCGCGGGCGCATGAGGCCGTCCGGCCACTGCACCGGCTCGATGAACATCTCGAGCGGGCGCACCCAGATCGCGCTCGTCTCGTGCGAGACGTAGACCACGACGCGCTGCTCGCGGTCCTCGCTCAGCCGCGCAAGCCAGAGCAGCGTATACGTGCCGCCCTTGTAGTGGCGATAGGACTGCATCATCGCGGCTCGCCCGTCCGGTGGTAGACGGCGGCGAGCTCGCTGCGCGCCCGCGGCGCCGGGAGCTTTCCGTTGGACGCGCCGCGCAGGAGCGACAGCGGGCGGCCCTCGACGAACGCGTTGTACGCATGGATGGCGCGCGCCGCCTCGTCGAGACCTGCGACCATGCGGCCGAGTTCCGGCCCACGCATCCCGGTGATCATGACGCTGCAGAGCGCCTTGACCGCCGTGCACTCCTGGCCGCCGATGACGTGCGAGTTGTCCACGACGTGCGTGAAGAACTCGAGCGCCGCGTCTCGGTCGACACGCAGACACGCGACCATGCCCGCCATCAGCCCGGCCCTCGGCTGCATGCCCTTGACGCTGCGCCGGTGCAGCGCGGCGATGACGTCGCGGAACGGATGCGCGAGCGCGATGTCCACCTTGGCCTGGTTGCCCAGGCGCGCGTACGCGTTCTCGCCGAACCCGACGTGGTCGTAGACGAGGCCCGCGATGACGCCTGCGTGCAGCGCGGTCTTGCCGGAGCTTTTGATCTTGGCAATCTGCGCCAGCGACCGCGACTTGTTGCCGGAGTCGATCGTGCTGAACGCGTCGTCGCCGACGATGCACACGGTCCAGTCCAACGTCACGCCCGCCTGCACCTGCGCCGTCAGGCGATGCTGGCCGTCCACCAGGTCGACCTCGCGCGAGAAGCACAGCGCCGAGCCATTCTCGAGGAAGCGCCCCTCGGTCATGGCCGCCTGCAGACGCGCGACGTGCTTCTTGCTGACGCTGCGCTGGTAGGCCGGGCGCAGCTCGAGCAGCTGGCGCGCCTGGTCTGGCGTGCAGCCGTGAATCCGGCCGAACGTGCTGTTGGACCATCGCGTCGCGCCGATGGCGCACAGCACGGCGCCGACCATCTCATCTGTCAGCTCCGTCTTGGTCGTGTGCACAGGCCGCCCCCATTGGTTGATCAGTGTCAGCTGCCGTCGATTCGTCATCCTGCCCCTGCCTTCCTGCTGCGCGTGAGCAGCGAGCTAACGCGCTTGATCTGACCGGTCGGCTCGAGCACCTGCTGGCCCTTCTCGAGCAGCGCGTGCCGCGTCGGACCGAGGATGGCGCGCGCCTTGTCCGGGTTCGCAGCGAGCCAGCCGGCCGCGTCAGGCGAGTCGTGGTCCTGCATCTCCTCGGGCACCTGGCCCTCCTCGTCTGCAGGCCGGTCGAAGAACTTGCGGTCGATGACGGCGTGCACCGTGCACAAGCAGTTATGTGCTACAACGCCATCGACGACGTACGACTCATCGACGTCGACAGCGAAGTTGTGCACCGGGCCGTCGTAGGCGACGCGCTCGAGCGCCGTCACAGTGGAGAGAGAGAAGTGCCCAGCAGCAGCCCTCACGTTGACGCTCTCGCGCAAGAGGTCGTCAAGCTCTACGTCGCCAAGCAGCTGAGCGTTCTGGAAATCGCGACTCGCACCGGACTGCATCGGGCGACTGTCGACCGCGTTCTGCAACGCGCCCAGATCGTCAAGCGTACTGCCTCCGAGCAGCAGATCGTGGCCAGCGCGCGTCGCTCGCCTGCGAAGCGCAAGGCCATGGTTGTCGCTGCGCACGTCGCTCGACGCGGGTCGCAAGACTCCTTCGCGTCGCTGTTCGCACGAGCTCACACCAAAGAGCATCGCGCTGTCCCGACCGCTCACGAGGCGCGCGTGCTCGCTGCACTCACCGACGACGGGTACCTGCCTGTCGCGCAGCTGGCTGTCGGCAAGTACAACGTCGACGCTGGGCTTCCCGAGCTGATGCTCGCTGTCGAGGTCGACCCTGGCGACTGGCATCGCGGCGGGCGCAAGCGCATCGCTGACCTTGCCAAAGAGCGCTACCTCGCTGCGGTCGGCTGGCGCGTGCTGCGCGTCGACCCGAGTAAAGACCCGGTCACCTGGCTGAAGCTGCTCCGCAGTCTGCCAGCCCCGAGCCGTAAGCACAGGATGCTCTGGCGTCGCTATCAGACGCTTGTCGCCAATGGTCGCTACGACGAGCTGGCCGCGCCATGGGCGCGCGCTGAGGCGCAGCACGCGACGTAGCGCGCCCGAGTGCGTGCGCACGAGCATGCCCGGCACGATGCGCTCGATGGGTACGTCGCCGTCGCTGGTCTCGACCAGACAGCCAGGCGGGCAGCAGTTCGGGTGCGGCATCGCGGGCACTGCGCCTGCTGGGTAGCGACCGGGGCCGAGCTCGTACGCATTCTGGTTGGCGAGGATGTCGCAGACGTCCATGCGCGAGCCGCCGTGCAGCGAGCTCGCGTGGCGGTTGCTGAGCGTCCACTGGAAGCAGACCACGCCCGGCTTGTCGGCCGTCTGCTTGACGTACGACTGGCGCATCGCCTCGACCGTCTCGGAGCGCGCGATGCGGTTGGCCTGGAAGGCGAGCTTGTCTTTGACGTAGCGCCCGACCACGTCGTCGAGCTGCTTGTCGCTGGCGGTCTGCACCTCGCGCACGAACTTCTTGGTCGCGCTCTTGAGGCTGTACTTGCTCGGCAGGAACGTGTTGTCGGTCTGCACCTCGCCGAGCTTGGCGATGCGCCCGGCGTAGCTCTTGGCCAGCTGGCGCAGCTCGCCCGCGTCGCCTGCGCGCGCGGCGGCCTCGAGCTCCTGGAGGTACTTGGGCAGCTCGACGGCGCGCGGGTCGATGCGCTCGATCTTGCGCGCGGCGCCGAGGATGCCTCGCTGCTGCTGGACGCCTCGCTGCACCTCGGCGGCCATCTGCTGCGAGACCTCGCGGTCGACGCGGCGCATGCGCTTGGTCAGCCCGACCTTGTCGACGGTGATGCGTCCGGCGATGCGGTCTGCGGCCTCGCTCATCGCGCTCGCGGTCGCGCGCACCTGCGCGTCGAGCACCTCGTCGCCGAGCACGGCGCGGAACGTCTGCTCTGCTGCGGCGGGGCCGGCGTCGGCGCCAGCGCGGATGGACTGCCGCACGATGCGCACGCGCTTGGGGAAGGTCTTCGCGAACTCCGCATCGAACAGCTGCTCGAGCTCGGCGGTCGAGCGGCGCACCTTGGTGGCCTCGCGCAGCTTGGCGAGCACGTCGCTGGCGAGCTGCGCGTGCGCCTGGGCGAGGTCGAGCTCGCCGCGACGGATCTTGCCGAGCAGCTTGCGCAGCTCCGCGCGGTAGAGCGTGAGCGCCTTGTCAGCCACGCGACGCCTCCTCAGGCGGCAGGCCGAGCGAGAGTTCGAGGTGCAGCGCGGCGAACGGAATCAGGCAGAGGTAGATGTGCAGATGGTTCGGGTAGGCGAAGCGCTCGATGACCATGCCGCTCTGGAGGCGGCGCTCGACGATGACGAGCTGCTCGACGCACTGGCGCACGTCCCAGTGCAGCCCGACCCAGGCGTAGCGCCACTGGAGCTCGAAGCGCATGCGTACGAACATCATCGGGTCTGCTCCTCGCTCTCGCGCTGCAGCTGCTCGACCTCGTTGACCAGGTCGTCGATCCACGGCAGGCACGCCACGAACGCCAGCACGAACAGCGCCAGCGTGAACGCGCAGCCGATGCGCAGAATCTCGTCGTCGCGGCTGTGCTGTCTCACGGCGCCTCCTCGAGCAGCAGGAGCAGCTGCTCGAACGCCTCGCGCCTGGCCTTGGCCTCGCCCGGATAGTCTTCCTGGCCGGTGCGCTCGTCGTAGGCCCAGTCGTCGCGGTCGGTGCGCAGCGTGCTGACGAGCGCCTGGTAGGCCGAGCTCGCGCGCAAGAGCTCGAGGGCGCGCTGCGTGCGCACGAGCTCGAGCAGCGCGCCGCCCGGCACGAGCACCGAGTAGTAAGCGTCCGCCACGGTCAGCGAGCGCGCGTCGCGCGCCTGCTGCTCGAGGATGTCGAGGTCAGCGGTGAGCATCAGGCTGCCTCCTCTTCCTCGTCGTCGTCGTCAGGCGGCGGCTCTTCCTCGTCGTCGTCTTCCGCATCGGCGGGGCGCGCGGTGAACGCGGCGGTGGCCGCTTCTTTGTCCTTCTGCGCCTGGTCAATCTCGTCCTCGATCTCGCTGTCGATGGTCAGCTTGGTGTCGCTGGCGAGACCGGGCAGGAGCTTCTGGACAAGGCGCTGCAGCATCTCGACCTTGGCCTGGCGCCCGATGCCGAGCGACAGCGCCGCCGTGACCTGCTCGAGCTCGTCGCCGAGCGCCGCGTCCGCGTAGCTCTCGTGCGCCGTGCACTCGATGGCCTGCAGCTTGTCCTCTGCGATGTTGAGCCCGCGCCCGGTGATGATGAGCGTGTCGCGGTCGGCGCGCGCGACCGCCTGCGCGAGGCTTACGATCTGGACGTTGGTCTTTTCGAACTCGACCTCCTTGCTCTGCGCGCTCGTGTTGACGCCGCTCGCCTTGGCGTACTCGACGCCGCTGATGCGGTAGATCTCGATGATGGTGGCGGTGATGCGGGCCTCGAGCGTGCTCGCGATGGTCGGCGGCGGCGCGAGGTAGAACGGAACGACCTTGGCCTGGTCGCTGATGACGAGCCCCGTGCTGACGCCGCCCGTGCCCGTGTTGTTCGCAGCAGGAGCCGCGCCCGGCCAGACGAGCTGCGCGAAGACCTGACAGCGGATGTGCTCGTCCATCTCGCTGGTCAGGTTGAACAGGCGCCGACCCTCGAGCGCGATGTTGGCGTTGATGCTCTTGGCCTTGACGCTGTCCTCGACGCTCGTGTCTGCTCGCCACGACACGATGGGCACCGCGCCGAACGGATGCGTGCCGCTCTCGGACGGGCCGACCGCATCGCCCGTCACCTCGTAGACGGTCCAGTCGGTGCGCGTCCAGATCGTGTAGCGCGTGGTGCGCACGGCATCCTGGTCCCATGCGGGCTTGTGCGTCGACGTGACGCCGACCTTCGCCCAGACGAATCCGCCCTGGTCGTCGAGCTCGTAGTCGAACAGGTGGCAGGGAAGGTTGAGCACGACGTACGGCTCGAGCTTGCCCGTCTGCTCGACCGTCAGGGCCTCGCGCGGCGCGCTCGGCATGTCGACCAGCAGCGGAAACCACCCGAGCACCGCCGTGACGAGCACGCGGCGCCTGAAGTCTTTGTCGTAGCCGGTGCGGTCAATCCACTCGAGCAGCTCGGGCGGGACGTTGTTCCGCTTGTGCGGCTTACGCGTGATGTACCCGACCTTGATCGCGGTCGTCGGCTCGACGTAGTTCAGGTAGTGCGCGACGTCGACGCGCCGCTGGTACTTGATCGAGTCTTCCGCGTTGAAGCGGTCGAGGTAGCTGTGCGACGCCTCGACCGCGCTCTTGCTGAGCGTTGCGAACCTGCTGTAGGTCTGACTGACGATGCCCCAGAATCCCGCGGCGTCTTGCTTGACGCGGCCGAGGTAGCCGCCTGCGCCGGTGTAGCTGTCGAGCAGGAACTGATGCCACTCTAGCTCGAGCGCGTAGCCCTCGCGCTTGGCCTCGAGTGCGTCTTTGGTGGATGCGAATGGCATGGTGTCTCCTAGAGTCCGGGCACGTAAAACGGGGTGGGCGTGACGCTCGTCGTCAGGTCGAGGAACACGCGCGAGGTGCCATCGACCTGGTCGTCCTTGACGCCTGGCGTGGGGAAGGCTTCGAGCTCGTTGAGGTACGACTCGTTCCAGTCGCCGCGCAGCAGCTTGACGTTGCCGCCCTCGGCCTGCGCGCTGACGGGCTTGGCATAGGTCTGCTTGTTCTCGGCGGCGACGACGATGCGCACGTCCCAGCCCGCGAGCTCGCGCAGGTAGCGCTCCGCCTCGCTCTTGCCTGCGGCGCCTGGGTCTTGCCAGAAGCACTGACGGCACTCTCGACCGTCGTCGCGCGTGGTCCGGTGCACGAGCTGGTCGACGGCGTAGGGCCGGTCGCGCAGGCTCTTGACGTCCTGCACGACGAACAGGCCCGAGGCGTGCCGCGAGGTCTTCACGCCGCGCGTCCAGTCAGGCTCCTTGTTCTCGGTGCTCGGCAGCGTCGCCGCAAGGTCCCAGCCACGGCTCAGGCCGATGACGTCGTGCGGCACGCGGTCGATGATCTCGAACCACGCGCGCTTGAACACCGTGCCGGCAGCGGGCCGTATCTTCCAGTTGCCGCCGAGCAGGCGCATGCGGTCGACGAGCGACAGCGCCATCAGCTTGGAGGCGTAGTCAGGGTCGCCCTTGGGGTTGTCGCTCAGCATCGCCGGAATGAACCGGAAGCTCTGCGGGCGACCGGCCTTCTGTCGCGCGAGCACGTGCGCACCGCGCTCGCGCACCTCGTCTGCCGTGTCGCCCCAGAGCAGCTCGTCGCCGTCGCGGACGAAGTATCGCTTGAGCCCCGCGCGCTCGGGCAGCGCGTAGCCGTCGTCGCCGATCCACCACCGGACCATCTTGGCGACCCAGCTGTCAGGGTCAGGGTTGCAGGTGAGGAAGCAGCGCGGTCGCATGCCGCACTGCGAGCGCAGGCGCGAGTAGAGATACCAGAACTGCACCTCCTCGAAGTGCGTGGCCTCCTCGAAGGCGAACTCGGAGAACTGCGCGCCCTGGTAGTCGATGACGTCCTTGGCGTGCTGCAGGCCGCGGAACTGCACGAGCGAGCGCGTGTTCGGAAAGCGCCACTCGTGCGTGCCGAGGTTCGGCCGCGCGTTCCACATCGGGTAGAGCGACAGCGACTCTTCCCAGATGCCGCCGCCCATCGTGACCTGCGGCATCTCGCGGCGGAAGATCGCGCCGTAGTAGCGCTCGTGTCGCGCAGCGTGCAGACCGAACCGGAACAGCGTCGCCCAGCTCTTGCCTCCGCCGGCGGCGCCGCCGGTCAGCGTGATGTCCGCGGACGAGGCGATGGCCTGCGTCTGCGGCCCAGCGTTGGGCCCGACGTGCACCTCCTCGACGGCGGCCTCGCTCGTCACGGCGTCTCGCTTTCGAACAGGTCCGCAAAACAGCAGAGCTCGAGCTCCGTAGCCGAGCGGCCCAGCCTCTTCTCGAGCACTGCGCGGTCGCCGTCTGAGGGGCGCTTCGGCTGTGGCAGTCCGTGAGAGGCGCGGAGGATGCGCGCTTCGCACGCAGCAGCGTAGACCATCACAGCGGTCGACTTCGGCCGGGCATATGGATGCTCGAGCTGCGTCATGGCTCCTGCTCCTCGGGCTCGTCCTCGGGCACGTGCACGACGTAGCGGATGCCTGCGACGATCGGCCCGCCGTTGGGACCGCTCAGCTCGACGCGCTGCTTGTCGTTGTAGAGGTCTGGTCGGTGCGCGCGCAGCTGCTTGAAGATCGCATCGATGTTGCCGGCCTTGGCTGCGCGCATCGCCCAGAACGTGAGCGTCGTGTTGCGCTGCGATGCTGCCTGCTCGACGTCCACCCAGAGCGACGCGTACGGCTCGACGCCCTCCTTGGCTTCCGCCTTCCACCGGAAGAACGTCGTGCGCGAGACGCCCTCGACGCCGAACGCATCGAGCTCGTCGATGCCTGCCTTGATGAGCTGGCAGACGCGCGCGTGCAGGTCTTCGTTGTAGAGGTTCTTGCTCATGGCACGTGTGGGCAGTGGGACTGCGTTGGTGGTGCTGCGTCATAAGGCGCCGCGTCTGCGTGAATCAGTCCCGCAGCTGCGCGCGCAGCGGCGCGCGCCTCGGCGGCAGCGGCGCGCGCAGCGGCGCGCGCCTCGGCGCGGCGGAAGCGGTCGAACAGCTCGAACATGCCGATGAGAAAGTCCTCCGGCTCGAGCGCGATGCCGAGCTCGGTCTCGAGCGCGCTCGGCGTGAACTCAGCGAGGATGGCCTCGAACCCGAGGCGCAGCTTCTCGAGCGCCTCGACCTCGACGTAGCTCACGTTCGACTGCGAGATGCCCATCAGCTGCGCGACCTGCCACTGCGCGAGGCCGCCTGGATGCGCGGCCGTCACGAACCACGCCGCGTCGTCGTCCGTCCACGACGCAAGCTCCCAGCTGAGCGCACCAGGATGCCCGGCCGGAATGCGCGCACGACGCGCTGCGCCGCGCGCGACGACTGCGCGCACGCTCGTCAGCTGCTCGCGCGAGACGCGGAGCTTGCGCGATGGCGGGCGGCGTCGAGTCGCTGGACAGGACGCCATCATGGCGAGACTCGCTTGCGGTAGTCGCGTGCGCGCTTGCGCGCCTTGCGCTTGACGCTCTTGCGCGCCTGGTCGGCGAGGCGACGCTGCTTGGCGTCGTACTCGCGGCGCGCGAGCGCCTCGACGCGCAGCTGCTCGCGCTCCAGCGGGGAGAGTGAGTGCTGCGCGCCGCTCACTGGGCGAGCTCCTGCTGCGCCTTGGCGAGGTCGATCATGCGCCCGATGAGGTCGAGCTCCTGCTCGCTCACGAACAGCTCACGCTGCGCGACGTCGAGCTCGGCCTGGCGCGCCTTGACGCGCACCTTGCTCGTCTCGACCACGTTCTGCTTGCTCTGATAGCGCAGCTCGAGGCGCTCGAGCTCCGTGCGTCGGTGGACGCGCTTGGGAGGCGGCGCCTTGTCGATGCTCTGGTCGGGCTCGGTGCCGGTCAGGGGTACGTCGCTGGTCGTCTCGATGTCTGTCATGGTCTGCTGGTCCTTTGCGTGTGCTGGCGGTGCGTCGTCGTGCGCGGCTTACTGCAGGCCGCCGCGAAACAGGTCGTCGTCTGCGTCGTCCTCGTCGTCGTCTTTGTTGGTCTGCTCGAGGCGCCTCGAGCGCGGCGTCTTGGGAGGCGAGCAGCTGGTGCCGTCCGGGTAGACGATGGTCTCCTGCCGCTCCT